GCTGTAGACACCGGTCCAGCTGCTTCTCTTTCCTTACTGCTTGGACAAACGACCACAGCAGGGTCTCTTTCCGTTGTCTTGGCTTCAGACGCAACCCTTCCACTGCCAACTGGCGCGGCAACAGGAGCAAAACAGGATACAACGAATTCTTATCTTGCGACCATGGGAGGACAGATCGCCTCATTGGTCACCCAGTCTGCAACGACCAACGCATACCTCTCTACAATTTCTGGATATTACGCAGCACTTGCCACCGGGGCGAAGCAAGACACCACAAATGCGTATCTAGCCACAATGGGCGGACAGCTTGCAACGCTAGTGACGCAATCAGCGACCACGAACGCATATCTCGCCACAATCGGATCATTGCTTTCAAACATTGTCGCAGGAATTCCAGACGCTTTAGGCCAGACTACGATGGCTGGATCTGTGTCTATGGTCATCGCGTCTAATCAAAGCACGGTCCCAGTGAATCAAACTACAACACAGGTGGGCTATTTTAAGCTGCGCGATGATTCTGGTATTTATAACGTGAACGCCACGATCGTTGGGGTGGGCGGCGCCCTTGGGCTTTTCCCGGTCCTTGCTGTAGATACGGCATTTGAGTTTGCAAACTATAATAACGACGGAAGCTTTCCTGTTACTGGCAACGTCGCGCACGACTCTCCAGACACACTGGGGGCAGTAAAGATTGGCGGTAAGGCGGTATCAGCAGAGCCCACCGCAGTTGCATCGGGCGATCGTGTAGACGCATATTTTGATCTCAAGGGTTATCAGCAGATTATTAATCGTGGATATATAGAAGCCGGGTCCACAATTACTGGCATCTGCGTTTCTTACACAACAAGTGCCAGCACCAACGGGGCAGATGTCACCATACCAACAGGATCTAGATCCGCAGACTTCGTTGTCACCGTAGCCAAGACCGGAACGCCAACCGACATTCAGTTCTTTATGCAGGCCAAGGATGGAACCAGCTATTTCACAATGAAGAATGGATTCCTGGGTAAGTTCATCTTTGATGACACAGCGGTTGCTACTGCACAGGATTTACATGTTACGTTTCCATGTCCAAAGACAGGAACCATGCGCGTGCGCGTAACTACAACGGGCTGTACAACGGCAAATTTCTTTACTGTGAGCAACGCCAAACTGTTCTTTGGAAGCTAATGGCCAACTCAATTTCCTTCATTATAGAGAGCAAAGTCCTAAAAACATTTGCACTGGACGCCGGGGAAGACATCACCGGTGTTTGTATAGATGGCCCCTATCTTTGGGTCACAAAATCGCCGGGCACCGTTGAGCAGCATTATTTAACCAACGAGGGGACGCTAACTAAGGTATCAGAATTAGACCTAACAGGGTTTGGCTACAACTCCATTCACGGCATAACCAGAGACGATACAGATCTATATGTGTCTGTGCTTCTTTCGGACGAAGACCCGCCAATCACAGGGATAATTAAAATATCAAAACAGGGTCACGCGCTGAAAACAATACTTCAAAAATCAGCATCAGCTTCTGGCGCAAATGGATATATAGACCTAGAGTTTGATGGCTTATATCTTTGGGCTCTTTTTGATGACGGCATATCTTCGGGGAATTTACCGGTCGTTGAACAAATAGACATAATGGCGGGTGTGATTGTGCAATCATTTGCTCCGTCAGTATCAGATCCGATCGTGGCACTTACATTCAATGGGGTTAATCTGCAGCTTATGTCCAGCGCTGATTTTTTTCATGTGGACAGAGATGGAAATATTTTGGCCCTAGAATCTACAACTGGCATTGTTCCAAGTGGGCTTGCGTTTGCAAACCCAGATCTAAATTTACAAGCTGGATTTTTAGATTCCTTTGATGGAATATTATATGTGGTAGCACACATATGAGCGTAAAGAGAACACAGAGGGTTACGATCACAGTTACGAAACAAATGGTGTTCAACAATCTTGTGAACCCAAACATTCCCAGCTTATCTGCGGCAGACATTACTGGCATTGGCATAGCCGAGGACTCGAGCTTTGCTTTTATTAGTTTCTTGGCGTCTACCCAGGTTATTAATCCAAGTGTGAGTAAGAGCACCGAAGTTACGGCGTGGGTATCCAAGCAAGCGATACTCACAGACATGAGTTCTCTTGCAAGCGAGTTCTCTCCAGAACAGCTCATTAAGATTGCACAAAACGGACCCGATCCAACGCGGATTGACTTCGTTTTTTCTAGAACAATCGGATAAGGACATATGGCAGCGACACTTCAAAGGGTATTGACTGGGCCACAAATCATTCGAAGACTTCAGCAAATGATTTTGCTCATGGTCGCATCTAACGAACCAGTTGATAAGGCGGGCATTGTTTCTCGACTTCGTGGTTCTGGGTTTTCCTTAAACGATGTAAACACTGCAATTGCAAACCTAATTACAGAAGGCAAGATTCAAGAAAACCCTTAGATCTTGATTTTTTTGGATTTGCCTCTACCATTTTTAGGTGCCGGAACTCATCGAAGACAAAAAAATAGAACTCAAAGACATCCAAGGCGTAGAGATCTTTTCCGCAGGTGTTTGGAACGGCGATCGCTATACAAACGACGACCTAGACGAAATGGTTCGAGCATTCAACGCCAACAAAGAAACCCTTAAACCCTCTCTGAAGTTGGGGCATGACGATGGTCAGGGTATTCTGCAAAAAGACGGCTATCCCGCTGCGGGTTGGATTTCTAATCTCTATCGCAAGGGCTCAAAGCTTTTAGCGGACTTTATCGACATTCCTGAAAAGGTTTACGAACTCATCAAGCGCGGAGCGTACCGAAAAGTCTCGGCTGAGATCTATTGGGACACGCGCATCAACGACAAAGTTTATGGTCGCATGCTTGCAGCGGTCGCACTTCTTGGTGCCGATATGCCAGCCGTGTCAAATCTTTCCGATATGTTGGCGCTGTATGGATTGAGTATTGATTCAAGAAAAAGCTATGCAGATCCAAAAACGGTCTCTACCATTAAGTCATATCTTTTTTCTAAGGGGGGCTTTTCGATGGATGAATTGAAAGAAGCGCAAGCGAAAATCGCGGCACTAGAAGAACAAATGAAGGCGCAAGCCGCCAGCAAAGAAGAGCTAGAAAAGCTCACAAAATATAAAGAAGACGCTGAAAAGCGCATCGTTGAACTTGAGAAATCCAGCAAGGAAGCGGAACTCAATGCATCAGTCGATCTCTTGGTTGCCGAAAAGGCAATTAGCCCAAGCATGAAGGAATATGCCAAATTATTTTTGGGCGAAGAAAAGAAAGAATATTCAATCAACGAGAAAAAAGTTTCTAAGCTTGAAGCCCTCAAGGGGATGTTTGGACTTCACGCCGAGATGCTCAAGGTAAACACCAAAGAGAACACCATCGAAGGCGAGAAGATCGAACAAGGGATCACTGAGGTTCAGGAATTAGACAAGCTTATCGCTGAAGGCAAAACACGAAAAGAAGCGTTTCGAATCGTGGACGCCAAGCGCAATAAGAATAAGAAATCCGCATAAGAGGGGGATTTAAAAATGAGTCATATTTCACCGGTTTCTTTTGGGGTTCTAACAACTTTGTTGGCATACCGCATTGTTGCGGCAAACACGGCTGGATCTGACGCCGTCGTTTATCCTTCGGCTGCGACTGTCCCGCCCATTGGCGTGACCGCTGACACCGTTAAGGACACCACTGGCGCGATTCCAGTTTATGTTTCTGGCATTGCTCGCGTGTTCTTCAATGACACGATGTCGAGCGGCGGACTCGTTGCTGCGGATTCCTCGGGTCGAGGCGTTCCGCATGCGAATACGACTGCGGGAAGCTATGTTATTGGAACGCTGATCGGACCTGCAGTGGCCATCACTGGAACCATTGCTGACGTTTTGATCAATCCGTTCTTTAAGAGCATTCCTTAATTAACGGAATATAGGGGGGATTAAAAATGCCTTTTGAAAATCAATTACACATAGACCAGCTGCTCAGTTCAATTTCGGCTAAATACCGAAACCAAAACTATGTGGCCATGGAACTTTTCCCAGAGGTTGCTGTTAAGAAGAGCTCGGATCTTTACCGGATCTATCAGCGCAACTTCCGAATTCCTCAAACACTGCGCTCGCATAAAGGCGTCGCCCGTGAATGGGACTTCGAAGTCAGCACCGCCTCTTATAACCTCGCGCGACATGCGTTGAAGGGATACGTGGCAGACAACGATGCAGACAATTATGACATCAGCGATCTGCGTCAGGACATGACCGATGAGTTGTCGGATCGAATCTTAGCTCGCCTCGAAAAGAGCGTTTCGAGCTTGATCACCACGACATCCTGGTCGCTCAACCTGAGCTTAACCTCTACCGCCGCATGGAATGCGACGACCACTGTTGATCCCGTGTCACACTTCGACACCGGAACCGCAACGGTGGTTAATAACAGCGGCCTTTCCCCAAACATTGCTGGGATGGGTCTTGCTGCATGGCAAGCTCTTAAAAACAATGCCCAGATCTTGGATCGCGTTAAATACACGAGCCAGGAAGTTGGCATGAATATCGTTGCCAAGCTCATCGGCGCAGAAAAACTTGTGGTTGCGATGATGTCAGAAGACACTTCGGCACTCGGAGCCGCAGAGTCCATCTCTGCTCTTTGGACCGATCGTGTGTTCTGGGCGTATCGACCAGCAGCCCCTGGCCCATTAAAGCCATCGGCTGGATATGTTTTCCGCAAAGCGCTTCCAATGGTTAAACGCTATCGCGTTGAAGAGCGCGAATCTGACGCCATCGAAGTCAATATGGAATTCCAGGTTAAGGTGGTTGCTTCCTTGTCTGGGTTCATCATTGCGGACGTTACTTAAAGAGTGTGCCTCTAGAAACACAGCCGCGCATACCTCGGAGACGGGCTAGGGGTAACACTCTAGCCCTTTCTTTTTAAAGAAATCTGGTAGAGGATCTGAGGCATAGGGGGACATATGGAACAAACGACAGTGCGCAAGGGCCCGGGGCGTCCAAGCAAGGCAGCCGAGGTTGATACCACACCATTTCACGAACACCGCTTAGAGCAGGCCGAAAAACAAAAGATTCAAGAGCCAGTTAAAGACACTTGGTATGAATGGGTCCGCAGGCCGGATTACGATCCAGAGCGCGGAAAAAAATTAATTCGTGTACAGCTTACTGCCACAGGAACCACTTCGGAGTGGATTGGCTGGGAAAAGAAAATTGATAAAGCGTTTCTGGAAAGCATTAGGGGCCAGATCCGCGATAAGAAGGTTGATTAATAGGGGGGCATTTCTGTGTATCTGACCACTACCACGTTAGATACAAGGATGGTTGGGTTGACCTTCGATTCGGTCACAACCGCTCTTGCTACAGAAATGATTTCGGACGCAGAGGCAGAGGTCAACAAATGGCTTTCTCGCCGCTACGATCTCTCCTCTGCATATTTCCAAACCACCACAGGAACTCCTCCCATTGTTCGTTCTTTGGCCACACGCTTGGCCGAGGGCTACATGTGGCGGGCAAACTCACGCGGATCTAAAGAGTCCCTCACACGCGCGAAGTCTTTCATAGACGACGTGATGAACAATTTAAAAAACATCGCGGGATACAAAGTCGATCTCACCGATACGACAGGGGCCTTGATTCCAGACAAGAGCAACACAGCGTATCGCGTGCTGAGTAATACAACCGACTACGCAAACACCTTTAACGAAGACGACAGTCTGAATTGGGCCGTTGATCCCGATAAGCTCGACGACATCTCTACGGAGCGAGAGTAATGGCGGATAATGTCCAGGCGATCTTTGAGGGTAAAGACGCCGAAGAATTTTTAAAAGGGATTAAAAAAAGATTTGGCTCGGCTGCACAGGGGTCTCGCGAAATGGGCGGGATCATTTCGGCGACAGTATTTCAGGACATCATTCGTCATTTTAATAACCAAGAGGGACCGGACGGAGCCTGGACCGCGTGGTCTGACGTGTATGAAGAGCACATGCAGAGGATCGGAAAGTCAGGCAATCGAATCCTTCAAGATACTGGCCGATTAAGGCAGGGCGTGAAGCCTGGCAATTATCGTGCTGTATCCGGTGGTGTTTTATTCTTTAATGAAGCCAAGACAAAGACTGGATTCCCGTACGCTGGCGCGCACGACGTGGGTGGGCCTAAGCTACCGCAGCGTAAATTCATGTGGCTGAGCAATGCGGCAATGGAAAGCATTTCACAGCAGGTTTTAAGATGGGTTAAAGATGGCGCTTGATCTTAATAATGTCAAAGAACAGGTCCAAAGCATTCTTGAAGCAGCCAACACAACGACCGCATCTGTAGACCTGTCCTCTGGTTTAGAAACCCGAGTACAGCGCATTCTTAAGGTGAATCCAGGTCGTATTCCTGTTCAAGCATCTTGGTATCCATTCGTTACGGTCTTCATTGATCGCAAATCCATGAGTCATCAAGATATCGCGGCAACGCAATCGAATGCCAAACGCAGAGCCGAGGTTGATCTTAAAATTATTGGAGCCGTCTGGAATTCTACCATTTCAAATGACGAAGAAGATCCTGCGGACGAAGACTGCGAACAGTTGATGGAGTCCATTGAGCAGGTTATTAGAAATGCAGCAACCCTGAATGGCACAGTCCTCTGGACCACACCAACGGACGTGACCTATCACAATGCAAATTTAGATGAAGAAACACATGTGCGCGTGGGGATACTAAACATAAGAACGTCTATGTTCTACTGAGGGGGATATGGCTGGTTTAACGACGGAACAAATTCGGAATCAATCACTAACGGCGTTGCGACAATGGGAAACTATTTGGCGAAAGCACGCAGAGAACGCCTCTAAATATCAAATGAAGAGCTTTGCAGACTTCGAGGGCACAGGTGCGGGTAGGGCGTGTCTTCTTGTGGCTAATGGATGGAGCTTTGAAAAAGAACTCGAGACGATTAAAAAACACCAAGGCAACGTCGATATCTTCGCCTGCGACAAAACGCTGGGACACCTCTTACAGAACGGGATTAAGCCCACGTACTGCGTGGTCTGTGATGCCAACGTTGATTACGAAAAGTATATGGAGAAATGGAAAGACCAACTCCAAGACACGATCCTGATTCAGAATGTGTGCGCCAATCCTAAATGGGTTGATAACGGGAACTGGAAGGATCGCTATTTCTTCGTTGTGAAGGATGCCATTCAAAGCGAGCAGATTTTTCAGGGGCTTTCGAAGTGCCCGAACACCATCGCCGCAGGCACCAATGTTTCTAATTCCATGGTCATCTTTATGACCCAATGTGACAACGAACACCGCAGGAATTTCTTTGGATACGATAAATATCTACTCATTGGATTCGATTACTGTTGGACAGTAAAGGGCAGTTATTATGCTTTTGATTTCGAGGGCAAGGGCAAGCGCTATTACATGCGCCATGTCTATGGAAAGACCTTGGGTGGGGACCTTTGTTACACCTCAAACAACCTCGCATTTAGCGTCCAATGGCTTCAGAAATATATCGAGGCATTTAAATTACCGGTGCTGAATTGCTCTAAATATTCAGTGCTCGCCGTGCCTGGCCAAAAGAAGGTCGCTAAGCTCGAAGAGCAGATGCAATACAAGGGATCTGTCGATCCTGTGAAGTTGGGTTATGCCGCTAAAAAAAGACGTGAGTTATTGGATTTGAAGCGTAAAATCGAAGAAGAATTAAATGAGATGCGAACTAGGCAATTCTTTGACTACCTCGCATCCGTGTAAGGGGGGATAAACTATGGCCGTTGGACAAGGTGGGTTAATCTCGGGTTTATCCTATTTCGCGTTAGGTCGCGAAACAGCCTTCGCAACATACAACACATGCACGTCGGGACTGGATTTCCTCTCGTGCTCACTTAAGACGCTCAAAGAAAATAAGATCCTTGAGCAGGTCCAAAGGGCTCGCACTTATTCAAACCGAATCGCGCTGGGAAAAGTCGTTGAGGGCGAAGTCGAGTACTACTACCAACCCCGACTTGATGCCTGCAATTTTATCCTGCAAAACTTCTTCGGCGGAACTGTAACCAGCGCAACAGCTACCGGCGAAACCACCGGCGCTGGAGCAGCCTCTGCCATCACGCACACATTTAACATCGGCAACATGGATCAAAGCTATCCTTCGCTTTGCATCAACGTGCGCAAGGGCCCGTCTACTGGTGGATATGTATTTCAATACAGCGGTGTTCGAGTCGATGAACTCATGTTCACCGCAGAACTTAACGAACCATTAATGGTTAAGGCAGCACTCGTTTGTGTTGACTCAACCCAGGTTTCAAATGATGTTGAGTCGGCTTCGGTTGTTCCTACGACTTCGGTTCTGTCTTTTGAGGCTGGCCGATTGTCTGTTGAGGGAACATTTGCATCATTAACCTCGACCTCGTTCTGGCATGTCGTCAGTGCTGAATTCGGTTGGGCAAACGGGCTTAAAAAAGATGACGACTCTCGCCGCATTGGTTCTGATCTTCTCGTTGTACTGCCTCCAGGAATGGCGCAGTTCACGCTGAATTGTAAGATCCGATTCGATACAACCACGGCTTATTCTGCAATGATGAATGCGACCCAGCTCGCATGTCAGCTCGAATTCTTAGGCCCCACCCTGCCAGGTGGGTCTGCAATCCGCCAGGGTGTTAAGTTTAACTTCCCGAAAGTCTTCATCTCGGATGCTGGCGATCCTGAAATCGGCGGCCCAGATGAGCTCCTGATGAGCGAAGTTGTGTTCAATGTGCTGAGAGACGAATCCAGCACCGGTGGCTACGCTGTGCAGGCTCTGGTTACGAACCAAAAAGCGAACTACGCGTAATGGGTTTATTGAATTGGCTTTATTCGGGTCGTGCCTTTACCAAAGCGCTTAATCCTGAAAAGGTAGTAAAGATTAACGGCATTTACTTTACCATCCGAAAGCTAAATCCATTGCACTATCTCGCGGGTGCGCAGGTCTTGAAGAAGGTCCATGATATTTATCAGCGTCCAGACAAACAAGAGACGCCGATTGATCAGGCCATGATTTCAAAGATTGAATCCCATTATAAAGAAGTTTTTATGATGGGCATCGCCTCTGTGCGTCTGCATGGCGTAGAATTACAGCTCAGCCGCAAGCCAATCACCGAAGAAGAAAAGGGCTCAAAGCTTCCGGTTGAACACCTGATGACCGACTGGTTTTTAGCCGAAGAGCTCTATGCGGCCATTCTAGAGTTCACCTACGGTAAAAAAAAAATCAAACAATCCCTCTTGCGAAAGACCGCCTAGTAGAACTCGATTTTCTTGCGCGGCGTTACGCCTCTCTCCCATCTGATTTTCTTTGTCAGACCGCAGAGGAATTTACCTTTAATCTTTTAGTTGCAAGCCTTGGGGCCGAATTTGAATCTAAACAAAACGCCAAACTTGCTGCAAAATTAAGGAAAGGGAGAAGGTCGAAATAATGGCTGATAAAGAAGCCTCCCTATTACTGCGGATCAAGCAAGTAGGCGGCGAGACCATCGATAAAATCGGCTCGAGCTTTGCTAAGCTTGGGCAAATTGCAGCCGGTGTGTTTGCCGGGCTTTCCGCGGTTGTCGCTAAGTCCATTGCCGAATATTCACAGCAAGAAAAAGCCGTTAATTCTTTAAATCAAACCCTGGTTCAACAGGGCATTTATACAGCCGATCTTTCTAAAGAATATGAGAACCTAGCGAACGCTCTTTCTAAGAAATCCACATTTGATGATGCTGAAATCATTGCGTCACAGTCTGTCCTTCAGGGCTATTTGGGCCAAACCAAAGTGACCAAAGAGCTGATTACGGCGACGATGGATCTTGCCGCCGCAAAGGGGATTGATCTTAAATCGGCCTCTGATCTGGTGGGTAAATCCATTGGAACGACAACCAATGCGCTAGGCAGACAGGGCATTCAGGTTGATGCCAATGCGAGCAAGACCGAAAAGATGTCACAAGTGATCGATGGGCTTAATTCCCGCATGGGCGGGCAAGCGCTTGCTGCCACGCAAGGCATGTCTGGCGCTCTCATCATGTTTGAGAAATCAACGAACGATGTTTTTAAGGCTCTCGGCGAACGCTTACAGCCGGTTGTAATCGGCGTTACAGAATCCTTCACGAAGATGGCCGAGCAGCTTCAAAACAATGAGGGCTTTCTTGCTGGAATGACCCAGGCCACTAAGCTTGCCGCTCAATTTGGGGTTGGCCTTTATGGCGTTTTTAAAATCGTTGCGGCTACGCTTTCTGGGACGCTAGCCACTGCATTGGGCGCTGTTTCACAGCTCATGGAGGGAAACTTTAAACAAGCATACGAAACAGTAACGTCTGGCGCTTCTGGAATGAAAGACGACATTACAAATTCATGGGCTGAAATAGGCAAAAACATTGATTCATTAGATGAGATGTTTCTAGCAAAACGCCAAGAAACCAACGTTAAATTATTAGAGCAACAGGCCGCACACAATGCTGAGATGATTACTCAGAAGCAAGAACAACAAGCTCTAGACGACGAAGCCTTCAACACAAAGAGTGCAGACGAAATTCTTAAACTTCAAACACAAGAGGCAATTAAGGCAGACGCAAAGAAATCAGCACAGCTCATTGCCTATAATAACGAGATCGCAAATGCGCAGACACAGACAGCCAGATTAGACGCAGAGAACAAGAAGCGTCTTTTCATGGAAGAGGAGATGGATAAGAAGCGTCGTGCCAACATGACGACCATGCAGCAGCTCGAATCCTTTATGAACTCTGAGAAGTTCAGGGCCGCAGAGCAGACTATGGGTCAGCTCTCTCGCATGCAGGATTCTAAGAATAAAGAGCTTGTGGCCATAGGGAAAGCCGCAGCCATTGCGCAGATCGGAATCGATACCGCAAAGGGCGTGATCGGGATCTGGGGTTGGGCTGGCGGCATTCCATTTGTGGGACCGGCAATCGCAGCAGGACTCAGTGGAGCGCTCATCGCATACGCTGGCGAGCAGATCTCTCGCGTGAACTCTCAGCACATGGCCGAGGGCGGCATTGTTAAAGCACAGTCGGGCGGTATGCTTGCGACCATTGGTGAGGGCGGAAAAGATGAGGCCGTTATCCCACTTGAAGACGGGCGCATTCCTGGGACTGGCGAGGGGATTACTATTATAGTGAACGGCGGATTACTGGGAGACCAGGCATCCGCGCGTGAGCTCGCTCGCGCGCTAGACAGAGAACTTTTAAGGCTAAGACAAGCGAACGAATCACAAGCCTTTGATACGGGGGTCGTGTAATGGACATCCTCAAAGCAAACTATATCGATACCACGACCTCAATCGTTGTTGGGTCCGCAACAGACACCGCTCTGTATCTTTTCGATCGAGATCCCAGCTTTCAATATGTCACCGCTGGTTTTAATAATGATCTCACCACCGCATCAATCCGAATTAACTTCAGCGAAACAATGACGGTAAGCCGCATTGCACTCGTAGAACACAATCTAAAAGCATTCACTCTATTTTATAATGGGACCACAGCCAGCACATTCGCGCTTTCTACCTCTTCCTCAACGATCTCAAGCGCATTCACAACCAACAGCGAAACCGCCCAGTACTTAGAAGTAACCCCAGTTTTTTGTACAAGCGTCACGCTTGATATGAAGTCAACACAGACAGCAGACCAAGAGAAGGCTGTTGGTTACATGGTCATCTCTGACATTCATATTGCGTTCAGCCGCCCGCCATCCGCCAAGGGCTACAAGATTAAGCTCGATCCATTTGATGTTCAGCACAAGCTTTCAGATGGTGGGGTGCGCATTCAAAACATTGCAGATAATTACATGGTCACGCTTGATTATGATTTCTTAAGCGAATCCACGCGCAATACTCTTTACGACATATTTAAGTTGCACCGTGAACTGGTCTTCTGTCCTTTCGGAACGACAACCAGCTGGGACAAGGTAATCTTTCCGTGCGTTTGGTCAGGAAACTTTGAGTTCTTTGAGTTCTCAGACAATGCGGCTGGGGCCGGATTCAGCGGTAAAATCACTCTCTCGGAGACACCCAGATAATGCCATCGATACTGTCCAAGATTAAAGACCCGCACTCAAGAATATTTAGGCGCGCTCACATGAAGCGAAAGAGTGCAACCACCGGGCTCTTTGAATCGACATGGCAGCAATTCACAAATGACATCGAATCGTGGGGTCGTGTCAGGCGCGAGATCGATTCTCAGCGATACTCAAAAATTAAGTTCAGCGACATCATGATGAAGCTCGACAATACCTCGGGTAGGTATAACCCAAGCGATGATGAGGCGAGCCTATGGTTTGGATATGGATCTCAGCAGCGCTCGCTCATTAAGATCGAAGCCGGGTTTGTGCATCAAACGCTTGGATCAAACAGAATCTGGACCAACATAGAATATCCATCTACGCCTAGCGTGTTCTACGGGATTATTTCTGGAGACATTTATCTCTCTGGAGAGAGCAAAATAACCATTCCCATTAAACCATTGCTACAGGTGTTCCGGGATTATCCGGCCAGGAACCTCACTGGGTTCACCTCTGGCGGTATGACCGCAAGTCAATTCATGACCATGATTCGGGATCAAACGGACGGGTCTGCAAACTTCATTTTTAGACCCTTCTTTGGAGACACATCAACAAACTGGAATATCGCTTCAACTTCTAATGTTTATTCAAACCTAGACACCTCTACCGCAAAGGATGTGTATGACAAGACGGTTTGGGATATTATGGAGAAGCTTTCTGAGGCCGAGGATCTGGTCATCTACGTTAAAAACGATGGCACATTTAATTTTACTTCTCGAAGTACTAACACTACTGGCTCTCAGTATTCTTTTATTGGGACTGGGTATGTGGATAATCAGTATGGCCACACGATAAAAAAGATCTCTCGGTTTGGTAAAAAGACCAGCGACTATTATTCTCGTGTTGAGGTGAAATGGATTGATTCAAACACCTTCACCGCAATTCGCGTTAAAGAAACCGCATTTACTGTTACGGGCAGCAACGACCCATGGAATCTTGGTCACCGGACCTTTAAGTTTGAGAACTTTTGGATTCCAACGATCACTGTCGCAGATACGATTCTGAATAATATCTTCACCAACGTGACCAGCCTCAAGGATCAGATCGACTTCTCTGCGACCTTTGTTCCACACCTAGAGCTCTTAGATCGGGTTTCCATAAGCTATGACGCAGCTGCTGCTGATCTTGGGTCTCGGTGGGACCGCGCCAATTGGGCTGCGGACGACACTTCCACTGTGGATGATTTGATCTGGGATAAGTCCGGCGGTGACGCAATCAACCTCAATGCGGACGAATTTAAAATCCTTTCGATTGAACTGGATTTAGATAAACTAGAAACGAAGATATCAGGGATTAGGACGTAGGGGGATCAGATGCCAGCAACAACTACAGTCACAAGCTTTTTCACCTTTGTTGCGGGGACTAAGGCAAGAGCAAGCCAAGTCAACACGAACTTCGAGAATTATCGTGGGCACATTCTTCCAATCAACACAGATACGGCAACAGCATCACATCAAACGCACGACTTAGGGTCTTCAGATCATTCTTGGAATCGTGTCTATTTAAAAACAGCTCCGTTCGTGAATGGGGCACAGCTGGGAAAGCTTCCGATTCAAATTCTTATGGATGGGAGCACTCCGACGGAACTCATTGAAGACGCCAGTTGGTTAACGCGCACATCTTTTATCTATGACGAGACTACTGGGGTGGTATTTCAATTCGTTGTTCCAGATGAATATGCCACAGGAAACAGAATCAGCATTAGCTTGCGTGGCTACTGTGATACGGGCGGAACCCATTTCACAATGGAGTCTGGCTCTGCTCTTTACAAAGATAACGTCACCAATGCCACGCTGACCGCTCCATCCAACGTGCTGACATCAACCTCAAACATTCTTCCGCCCACAACGACTGGGCTGATGTTTACGAATACAAGCTTAAGAATAACGGATTCATCCGGACGCATTAACAGCATCACAGTCACCGCAGGCGATGTCATTGCGTGTTATTTAAAGCGCACCGGAACCGCAACGGCTGACACAAACACGGGCTATTTTCACTTGACGAATGTCTTTATCGACATGAATAACTAAAGAGGGGGCTCTTATGTCTGTTCTCGTTCCATCTGCAAGAAACACATTAGAGGTTGGGGGCCGCGTCTTCACTGATCTCGTAAACATAAAAGTGTTGTGGGCCAGGGTAACGTCTACAAATTATACCACCATGCGAAGATCTTCTGGCAGCGCTGGCTACCAGGTTACTGCGGGAAAGACGCTTAGAGTTTCGGGTGTTGATCTGTGGCAAAACGTATCCACAACCACCGCTGCAGAGGCTGCAATCATCGGCTACGCGGATAATGATTTGGGTGTAAATGGTGCATCAACACCAACCAATCCAATCTATCCCGGTAACGATGGCGGAGAATTGGGTAAGATCGGCTTAGCGCGAACGCCAGTTGGGCGATATGGGGTTCCACTGGAGTGGGACATTCCAGCCGCTAAATATCCATTTCTAAGAGGCACTAACGCCTTCATTGATTGCAGTGGTCGATTCTTTGGCTATGAAATCTAAACTCGATCACCTCCTGTATCGATTGAAATATCGATATGGCAAATGGCTTCCGCTCGAAGTTCCGGTAGATATCAGCCTTGAGCTTTCTTCCCGGTGCAACATGGCATGTTCGTATTGCTATCACAGCAAGGATAACGAGCCGAATCTCCCATTCAAAAAAGGAATGATGGATCGACTTCTAGCCATTGGAATCATTCAAGAGGCGGCGGTCCTTGGCGTTCACTCTTTAAAGTTTAATTACCGGGGGGAATCTACCGTTCACCCACACTTTAAAGAAATCACTGGCGCGGCAAAGAAGCTCGCAGGCGGCCGCGTGTTCATTGATCGGATCACGAATTCCAATTTCAAGTTTCGATCGGATCGAGAAGATATTTTTGAGGGCCTATGCAATCAAACCAAGGTGAAAGTGTCCTATGACTCCTTTAGCAAAGCAGTTTTTGAATCGCAGCGTAAGGGTGGTGATCATGCTCTTACGACTCGTAATATTGATTTGTTTTATAATCATGCTTTACGAAAAAACACGGAGCTCGTTCTCCAAGCGGTACGAACGTCTCTTAACCGACACGAAGATATCGAGGGCGAAGTAAAGAAACGATGGCCATCAGCAACCCTGAGCATTCGAGAGGTTGTCGATGGGCGAAAACAGCAGAGCATTGGCGATCTTGCAAATAAACACAGAGATTTCTCAAACCGTCAAAGCTGCCTACAGGCACACGTCAGATTGATCATCACGCACGAGGGTAAGTGCATTCCTTGCTGCCCAGACATTAAAGAGGACCTCGTTTTGGGTGATGTCCGCTTTGAATCGCTTCGTAAGATATTCTCTGGTCCAATAGCAAAGCAATTAAGAAAAGACCTAATTTCCAAAAAAGCATTTGAGAATAGTCCATGTTCAACCTGTCCTGCGCACGAGAGCTATAGGGGATATAAGCCTGTATGGACAAGCTAAATTATGGGTTCGTGATCTGTTCAAGATCCGGATCTAGGCGCGTCCCCAATAAGGCGCTGCAGCCCATCAACGGAGTGCCCATGATTCAACACCTCATTGGGCGCTGTCTTAAGTCCGGATATCCAGTGATTCTTGCGATTCCTAACAAGGACTATGAACAATATAAATTTCTAAACAAGGTCTTTGGGCATGAGGGTCTAACCATTCACATGGGACAACCCGACGATCCGCTTCAAAGGATGTATCAGGCTGCAAAGATGCATAAACTAGATGCCATATTTAGGGTGACGCATGACAAATTATTTATCGAAGAAGCGGCGGTTCGAATGTTTGTTGATCATTACGAGCGCTATTCTCCTGATTATTTATATAGCTCTTCTTCTGTGGACGGCGCCAGCTTCGAGCTGATTCGGTTCGAGGCGCTCGAAAAAGCTGCTCAGAAATTTAAAGACATAGAATATATCGGATACGCAATTCGTTGCTTGACCGATAAAATAAAAGACCTTTACTTGGGTGGGGTCTGGCAATCAGATCATCGATTGCTTTTAGATTATCCAGAGGATCTGGCCGTTCTCAATCTCACGCTTCAAAACCTAGGTAACGATTGCTCGCTCACCGAGGCGATCCGATTCTTGGATAAGAACGAATGGCTCTCGCGCTCTAACCGAATGCCAAAGGTGACAGTCTACACCTGTGCATATAACGCCGAGAAATGGCTCACTAAAGCCATGGGTTCCGTGTCTCAACAAATCGGGTTTAAAGACATGGAATATATTTTGATCGACGATTGTTCTACGGATCGAACCGGATTAATCATGAGCAAGTTTTGTGACGTTTATAAGAATGCGCGATGGATTAAAAATGATACAAATCTTGGGTTGGCTAGTTCTTCTAATGTGGCTCTGCTATCTACTCGAGGAAGATATCTTATTAGGCTTGATGCTGATGATTACTTTGTGGACTCTAATGCGATTGAGTCGTTGCTAGAAAACGCGGGCTCCCAAAAGGTAGACGTTGTTTACCCAGATAACTTCTTTGGTTCCTTTAAAAAAATACAGCCTGGCGCTGAAGCCCATCATGTGGGCGGGGCGCTGTTTAGAACGCGTGCCGCTAACCATGTGAAGTTCACCGATGGCTTAAGGGGCTACGAGGGGCTCGACTTCTTCGCGCGGGCGCGCGAGCAGCTTAAGATCGGATATCTCAAGAAGCCCATTTTCTTTTATCGTCAACACGAGGGCTCTCTAACCAAAACAAACCAAGAAGACCGTGAGCAGATTCGATCCGACATCTTAAGGAAATACGGCAATGTCTATAAAATTCAATCCTAAGGATTTAGTTCCGGCCAGTCCACAGGTAGACGCAATGAAGATCTTGCAGCGTGCAGACGTTGTGTGGTCTCGCATCAAACTAGAACCGGGTGAGTATCTCTTGGTGAAGATCGGAAAGCACATGGGCTCTCAGGCCAATGAGATTCAGAAAATGATCGACTCGGTATTTAAGAGAGAGAGCGATCGCGTATTAATCTATACAGAGGGTGATCTAGAAATCAGTAAGGTTGTTTATGAGTAAATGGCCAGCGCTCGACCTGCTTAAAATCAAGGCCCACTGGGGACACGCTGACTGGAAAACCTGTCTTAAAAAGTGCGTTCATGAAATGGATCTGCACAAGATCGGAACCATTCGCTATGGCCTTCAGCGAGGCATGACAGAGCTTGCAAAAAAGAAAATCAACGATGAGAAGACATGTGAGTTCTTTGCGATGCTACAGCGGCAAACCGAAGAGGCCGCTCGGTGGGTCATTCGTAAACGGCACGAGAATAATCCATACGTTAGTCAAAATGTTGCCAACAACCTAGAAGCGACGCGTCTAAACATTCTGTTCGCGCGCGCTGATAAAAAGCAAATGGAGGTAGACTTTCAGTCTTGGAAGCATAAATATA